GAATGCAGTAGCTCATGGTGGTGTTGATATGGCCCCTAATGCTGGAAAGAAAAAGAAAGATAAAGAAAAGTTAATGGCCAAAAGAGGTTACTAATGAAAAGTTTTAAGATGTTTGAGAGTGATGCATATCATTCCGGATTATCTAAATCTAGTAAAGCAAAAAGGCAAGCTCAATTTAAAAAGCAAGCTGCTATGGATGATGATGATCCGAATGCATATAAGCCAGCCGTAGGAGATAAGACTGCGAAGACCCGTATGTCTACACATACATCAAAGATGCGTAAAATGTATCCTGATGTATATGAAGCAAGTAAGTCTGATAAGTCATTAGCAAAGAAAGCTAAAGCTTCTGGTATGCCTCTCGGTATCTTAAGACAAGTCTATAATCGTGGTGTAGCTGCATGGAAGACTGGACACAGACCAGGAACAACACCTGAACAGTGGGGCCACGCAAGAGTAAACTCATTTGTAACTAAATCATCTGGCACTTGGGGTAAGGCTGATAAAGATTTAGCTGATAAAGTAAGAGGTTAATATGAAATCATTTAAAGCATTTGAAAATAAAGATGAGTTCTCGCCTCATATGATGTATGATCCTGAAACAAAGAAGGGTTATAAAGCAAAGACATATGACGATCATGTGAGAATGAAGAAGCTAGGTTATGTACATGATTTAGATGAGTTAGGTCCAGCTGCAATGAAGAGACGTAAAAGAATGCAGGATCGTTTACAAAAGACTATGAAAAAATATGGCGATGCTGCTAAGATGGGTATCGACGCGAAAGATGTGAATCAAAGACGGAATGCTCCAACTAGGAAGAAAACTTAAGCAAGGCCTTTTTGTAATTATGGCGACACTAACATTACCTTCAGCTCACTCGATGAATACGGTATATCCTATTAATATACCAACTCCAACATCCTCTGAATATTACACTAAAACAATAAATTTAAAAGAATCTGCTGGCTCGTATTTAGCCGAAGCAACAATGTTGGTGTATGATGAAATATTAAGATACCAAAGAGGAGTTGAATTTACACATGGATTAGATGAAGATCAATTGGCAAAGTTTGATTATGACGCATTTGAAGCCAATGTTAAATGGTTTATGGACGAAATAGTTGGTATAGAATCAGAATGGAAAAAAGATGCATTGAATCCTGAAAGTGGTGCATATGGTTATGTACAATTTTTAAATCAGGATTCTGTTCAAACCGCAGTTAATCGTTACAGATACCATATAGAAAAATTTAATACACGTCGTAGTGGTGCTGGATATACTCGAACACAAGCTGTTAATGAATGGTTTCCTCCAATAAAAACTGACACATATGATTTATACATATCAGATATACCAGATGTTAAAGCTTTACCAGCAACAAACTTTAGCATATCACCTGACTTAGCAGTTGGAGCATTTTCTGCAGAAGGTGGAAGGCAGCTACGCTTAATGAGCCATAAGGGTGTAACCACTGAAAAATATTACGAGTACTCTTTTATAAGAGATTCAACAGGAATAACTGGTAGTTGGGGAATGACTAATCAAACATACGATGTTTCTCCAGGTTCTTTTGAAGCTGAATCATATGATTTTTTTGCAATAAATATGACCGAACATCAAGCAGGTCAAGTTCAATATGCTTATGACAATGAGAACTGGGATGATTTTGAAAAACTCGGGTTTGTATATAGTTTTTTTGATCCATCTAGTGATTACACTAACGATTCCAGATGGGAAGGTTCTAACTATGATGATAGTTTAGTAAAGTTAGTTGATGGACAATGGACATATCCTGCATATACAAAATCAATTTCTGTTGAAGCTTCAGGAATACTTCCTGCAGAAACTGAAGTACTTTCATTTCCAGCAAAACCGCTTTTAACTGCATCAACTAATAGAGATTGGAATCCACGTGGCTATAGTGATGGCTCAAGAATGGAATATCCAGATTGGTTGATTACACTTGAAAGAAAGGTTAATAATAGTTTACTTGGTACAGTTATGGATCCAGGAGATTATGACCATGAAAGAGATTTAGCTGTGTTAAACTATGATGAAATGGTAGCATTAGCATTTGTTCATATGCATAGTAAAGATTCTAAAGATTATAACTTTGTACAGTTAGCAAAAGGTGATGTTGCAGCAGCAAAAGAGATATATTCAAAAAACCACCACACAAATATTGATGCTAAAACACTAGCACGTATGGAATTATTCTTCCAAATTCATTAAAGGAAGTCTTGTTTTATATAAATAAGTCTATATAACAAGGAAACATCATGGCAAAACCTAATTCAAGATCGACATTACAAGATTATTGCTTAAGAAATTTAGGCGCACCTGTAATTGAAATCAATGTAGATGAAGATCAACTAGAAGATCGTACTGACGACGCGTTACAATTCTATCAGGAATATCATTCTGATGGTGTAATTCGTGAATATTTAAAACATGAGCTTACTTCAACTGATATAACTAATAATTATATTACTGTAGCTGATAGTGTAACCAATGTTGTACGCATGTTGAAGATTACTGGTACTTCTGGTTCTTCATTATTTGACATGGGTTACCATATGCGTGTAAATGATATCTTCATGTTGCAAGGTTTAGGCACGCAAATGCAGGAATATACTCAATCGCAACAAAAATTATCTTTGATTGACCATAGATTAAACAGCGAAGAGCATATAAGATTTAGTAGACACATGAATAGAGTTCACATGGACGAAGGCTTTGGTGATTTGGGTGCTGGAGATTTTATTGTATTAGAGGTATTTAGTATTATAAATCCAGCAACATATGTCGACGTTTTTAATGACTTGTATTTAAAGAAATATCTTACTGCGTTAATTAAACGCCAATGGGGTGCAAACTTAATGAAGTTTCAAGACTTTCAGCTTCCTGGTGGTATAACAATGAATGGACGTCAAATCTATGAAGATGCTATCGAAGAAATTCAAGGATTAGAAGAAGAATGTAGGTTGATTTGGGCTATGCCAGACAACTTTTTAATGGGATAATAAATGGCTACATCAGTATACTTTTCAGGTGCAGTAAGATCTGAACAGGATCTATACGAGGATCTTGTCACAGAAAGCATCAAAATATTTGGGCAAGACGTGGTATATCTACCACGAGAGTCATTAGGTGAAGATGCCTTATTAAATGAAGAGTGGGCTCAATACACACAAGCATATCCAGTAGAAATGTATTTAGAAAATCCTGAAGGTTTTGAAGGAGATGGCAATCTATTAGGTAAATTTGGTTTAGAGATTCGTGACCAAGCAAACTTTGTAGTTACTAAACGTAGATTTGCTCAGGCTGTTGGGCAGAATATTGTTGATGGCCAAAGTAAACCTAACGAAGGTGATCTGTTATATATGACAATGACCGGAAGATTATTTGAGATCAAATATGTAGAGCCTAAGAATCCATTCTATCAATTAGCAGATCTACCAAGTTATACAATGACTGCAGAGTTATTTGAATATAATGACCAGCATTTTGATACTGGTTGGGATGAGATTGATGCAATAGAATGGGATAATGCTACATCATATAGTTATGTTGTTACAGCTGGTACGGCCAACTTTGAGCTTGGTGAATTAGTAACACAATGGACTGGATCAAATGATTCATCTGGTAACCCGATTAATATTGAAGGTTATGTTGCTGGTTGGGAAGGTACTGAAGCTAGAATAACAATTATATCTCCACATCAAAGCTTAAATGGTGATGGCACATTTATGACATTCTCTGTACAAGCTGCATCAAATAGAAAACTTGTAGGTACTATATCAGGCACACAAACAAATATAACAATTGATCAGAGTGGTACTACAAAGACATTCTATAACCAAGATGTATTTGCTGACAATGATGAATTCGAAGTTGCCGGTGATGATGTTATAGACTTTACAGAATCTAATCCGTTTGGAGATCCATAATGTTTGAGAATCATTTCTATAATGAAAGTACAAGACGTATGGTATCTGTCTTTGGATCTATATTCAATGACATGGAAGTAGTCAAAAAGAATGCTGCTGGTAAAGTACTTACAAAGATAAAAGTTCCTTTAGGTTATGCACCTAGAACAAAAGTGCTTGCACGTTTAAATGAACAAACATCTGATCCGAAGCTAGCAATCAAATTACCAAGGTTGTCATTTGAAATATCTTCTATGGAATATGACCCTGCAGCACGTGTATCAAAACATAAAAATTTCACAAAAGTTGTAACAGGAGATACATTACAATTACATAAACTCGGAGCACCCGCTGTTTATAAAGTTGGATTCGAATTAAATATTATGGCTTCTACACAAGATGAAGCTCTGCAATTATTAGAGCAGATACTTCCAATGTTCCAGCCAGAATATACAGTAACAATAAAAGATATTCCAAGTATGGATATCAAAACCGACACTCCAATTGTTTTAACGAGTGTTGCCTTAAATGATGTTTATGAGGGTGATTTAGTTACGAGAAGAGCAATTA